TCATAACTTTTATTTCTTTAAAATATGGATGGTCCATCCTGTCCAAGCTGCTGCTATTACTATTGTTACTATCATAACTTATTATTTATTTTTTTAAAGCATACAACGCACATTTGATTCTACTACCTAAGAAACCAACTTCAAAAGACATGTTCTCTTCTCCATTTCCATACTTGATAGCTGCTTTTTTTGCTTCCTCACAGGCATTTTCTAGCTCTTTTAGAGCCATATTAATTCTATTTTCTAATTCTCTTTTTGTCATAACTTTTATTTATCTTAATATATGAATTTTAATCTGAATAAGCAACTGTTTTATGCTGAGATTCTTCTTCTGCCAGCTGCCGATCTAAAGTTAGAAACAAACAGAGATCACGAAGCTGCTGGGGATAGTATAGAGCCATCTCAACCAGTAGTTCGTCCTCCATCGAGTTAAATACCTGACTGAAGTTTGAAATCTCTTCAGCAGGTTCTTCTCTCTTCTTACTCCTCCTCATCGGCCGTGTAGGTTTTCTTCATAGTTGGTTTTGGTTTTTTTGCTTTTAAAGATTCCAACCATACTTTGAAAACATGCAGCCTTTGTAAATTTGATGTCTTACTCATAGTTTAGTCCATTTACTTTTATAGTCTTTGTTTGATGTTGCATACTGAGCATAACTGTTTCGGATTGGCTGACCGGAGTTATAAGCTCCGCAGGCTAAAGTCCAATCCCCATGCATTGAGTACCAGTTACGGAGCATCTGCATACTAATCTTAACATTCAAATCAATATTAGTCTTCAATTCTTTTTCGCTGATACGGCGTCTAACGTAAGGCCTGGCCCAGCGGGTAATGATCTGCATTGGACCTACTGCACCGGCAAATGACTTCTGATAAGGATTGTAATCAAAATCAAATGGACCTTGGTAACGAGTCTCTAAGTAAGCAACGTTGTAAGCAATGTGCTTTGGAATGTTGAAACTATCACTCCAGTGCTCAATCGACTCGTACATCTGGAGTGAGATAGTTCCGTTAGCTAAATCCAAACGTTCTTCAAAGTAATCCAGGCGTTGATTGAAATTGACATACATCAATCCTATAATGCCTAGAAGAATAATCAAGTACCAGTTTTTTAATTTAGCAAACATAATCGTTTTTATTTAGTTACTACAGGGCTAGCAATCTTAGAAGCATACATCTTGAAAATGATTCGACCTACTGAGTCACTATAAATAGTATAGCTTCCAGTCTTGCGGTCCATCATAATCAATTTGTCTTCTGAATCGATTGCGATTCGTACTTCTTTGTTGAGGATAGTCTCGTTAACTGCTTTTGGTTTCATCTTCAATTCATTAAAGTAGTAACCTAAACCAAAGCCGGCAATCAAAGTTGCTGCAACGATGGTGATGTTCATGAAACGGTTGAAAGATGCTTTCAACTTTGCTTTCTGTTCATCAGTGATTAGATTTTTCATAACTTTTTATTTTAATATACGAACTAAATTTGTGATAGGCAACTAAAAAAGATCGAGGGGATTTCGTTTGAGTTTGTAACTCTTCATCTTCTCATTCTGTTCATCTTGCTTTAGCATTTGAGTTGCTATTCTCTCCAAATGCTTTCTCTTTTCTTTCTCTTTGTTTTCAAGAATCTTTTCGTGCTTTGTCTTTTTCATAAGCGGCTAATAAAATCATCCTCCTCAGGCTCTTGATCAGTTAATCCCAACTCTTTCAATCTCTGAAGCTGGTATTCGTCAAGTTCCCAGTTAGGTTCTTCCTGCTTATAAATAGTTACATGGTCTTCAAGTCCTTGAATTTGTCTGTTATCAAATACATCCCCAACCGTTAAGAAGTAGCAATTGTAACATAGCAATTCTAGATTCTCTATCTTATAGTTCTTTTTGTTTTTATCTTTGAAGTTAAGGATTAAAGGCATTTTATAATCCAATACCCGTCTTTCCTTCATATGACATTCACAGCATTCCTCAAGCAGGTATCCTTCAATAATCAACCTATCTTTCAGCTTTTGAGGAGTGAAGGAGTGTGGTGATGCTAATCCTTCTGTGATCTCCTTTAAGGATGGTTCGTCTGATTTTCCTGTTAGGAATTTAGGAATACCTGCTCCAGACTGATTCTTATGCTTCTCCCAAAGACTTAATCCTGATGCTTCATCCTTATACTCCCTAGCATACTTCTTGTAATGAACAAAAGATACTGAGAGGTACCGGGCTGCTGCTCGATTGGACTTAGTTCGGCTCATTGCCGATAAGATCATGTCTTTGGAAAGGAACTTAGTCTTGGTCATTCTCTACTAAATCATCTGGGAAGTCAAATGATGATTGAGTATCTTTACCAAAGATATGCTCATATACTTCATGATCCATAATAATCAAATCGTTGTAAGTATCTTCTCCTTCTCCTTTAGTTACTGTGATTGATCTTTTCATCTTAGATGAAGAACAATTAACACACGTAGTAGCACCCGGTAATGCTTTCAATCGACCCTCAGGAATTGCTTCCTTGCACTTAACACACTGAATTGTCATAACTTATTTTTCTTTCTAATTTATCTAAATATAAGAACTATTCTTCCAAATAGCAACTTAAAGATCAAATTTGTAAACAATTAATTCGTAAAGGTCTCCTGGTGTCTTGAAAAAGTATTCTGTTCCATCTTCATCCTCCCAGGCAAGGATTTCACCTGCTGCATTCTTTCTTTCATAAACATACCACCAAACAATATTAGCAACTTCCTCATTAAAAGTAAAGTTCAGAATCTCTTCCATCATAGTCCAGTAAGGAGAGACGATGGTTGAAGTATCAATGCCGGTACTAGTAAAGATCTTATGTTCATGAGCAACCAGCTTTTCGAGGTGGTTAATCATTTTAGTAAACAGCTTCTTGTCTTCTTCTAAGTTTGTATCCTCAGTGATGTCTACAACCTTAAATCTAACTCCCAAAGCTTTCTCGAGAGTCTTTTTTATATTTTCAAAACCTTCCATAAGATTATCTAAGACGTGAATTTAAATTCGTAACTGCAAATATATCTAAGAACTGCTCAACTTTTAAGCCTTTTATAGCTGCAAAGAACTCAACTGCATGCTGCATATCTTCGGCAGTCTTAGTCATAATGATTTCCTTACTAGGATCGTTCTTTCTGTAAAATCCGAATTTCATATTTTATCTATTAATGTTTTAATTTCTACGCACTTAAGGTAATCCTCTTCCTCTTGATAAATAGTTAGTATGGTGTTTAATAATTTCTTGAACTCCTTCCTAACCAAACATAAATCTAATCCATAATAAACCATCCTGAATAGAGTTAGTTCTTCTCTATTATTAATAACAGCGTCGGCAACTCTCTCTAACACTTTTGTTTTTAGCATTCCTTTAAACTCAGGAGCTCTAAGGGTTTCTAAGAAGCTTTGTTCTATATCTTCTTCATCCTCAAAATAAACTTCAAGGTAGATTGGTTCGTCTATTTTATTCATAATATAAATTTTAAATTAGTTTCTGGATGGGAATAAATATAACTATTCCATTTGTATTTAGCATATTCATGACAATTAGCTTCATATTCTTTTGATAACATTTTTTGTTCTTCAGATTTAGCGGAGACTGAAACAAAATGATAAAAATTACTATTATATGCTCTAATCATTTTCATACCATTCATTTGACATTTTAAGAAAAATTCCCAATCAGCAACAAATCCTGAGGGTGAGGGATATGATTCATCAAATCCGCCAATTTTAAGGAAATCGTATTTATTTATTAGAATAGGAAATGTTGAACCACTTTCATCTGTTTGTTGTTCATGAGATAATTGATTTTCAAAGTCCCAATATTTTTGTAAATCAAATGTTTTAGGATCTCTACCTAAATCCTTTATAATAAATTGTCTAAATATTGAATCATAAGGTTCAATTTGATTAGGTGAAACTACTGTATTGGGTTGGTATACTTTTTCCAATTCAGAATCCCAATTTTCAGGGAATACATTATCATCATTAACAAATAATAATTTATCATATTTGGAATTAAACGCTCCTAAATTATTACCTCTACAAGTACCTACATTTTGTTCTAGATTTAGAATATCAATATGAGCGGAATGTTTTTCTAATACCTCTTTATTTAAATCAAAAAATCCATCAACAATAACAATAATTTGATTTTTATTTTGTTGACCTTTAATAACTGATTCTAGACATAAATCTAGAGCTTCGGGAGCTTTATATGTTGGAATAATTACAGATATCATAATGTTTTATAATAACCTCCAATTTGGAATTTTGTTTTAGTATTAATAGAACCATGTTCACTTGGTTTGTAATTTGAATATTTCATAACTCTGAAGTCAGCACTTACACGAGCATTTCCCGTAGTATTAATTTTATTACCATGCATTAAATTACTTCCATCCCATTGAATAATTTCTCCATAATTACAGTTCATAGGAGCGAAATCACCTTTATCTTCTTCTGATTCAACCCAAATAGTATTTGTATCAAAAGCATCAGTAAACGGCAAATAAAAATTATCTTCATCTACATCAATTGCCCAATTAACATCTCTATACCATTTATCTTTATGGTATTCTCCAACGGCAACATTATTAGGATAAGCTACTCGAAATGTTGGAATGGATTGATATACAATTTGTTCATTATATAAAGGTTTAACAACCTCAAGTATAAATTTATCATATAATCCAATAAATTCATCGGTGCGAGCCCAATCATAATATAATTTATGATACTTTGTACTTTGGTCTTTTTCTCTACTTAATATTTCAATATTATCATTTAAAGTTGATAAATTATCTACTTCAAATAATTGTTCTAATTTTTCCTTAAAAGGAAATTGATTTTGGTTATAGCTAATTTTATTCATATTAATTCCAATTTATGATAGGGGTTAAAAATGGTAATTCGCAATGTGTTGAATATCCGGGGATTGAAGATATAAGATTTGATCCTTGTTGCCATAAATCTAAAAATTTAGTATGATCATATCCATCATGTGTACTTTCAGGAAGGCAATATTTTATATGAGTATCCCAGTGTTTTTGAAATGTTTTCCATTTACCTGAATATGTGTTACAGGTAGATGGAGTTGTGCGCCAGTGAACTGAGTTGCTATGGAGTAATTTGGATTGCAAATCGTCATACATTGGTAAAAAATACTTATCAGGATGATCATATAAAGTAACATAATCAACATTAAAAGTATTAAAAGCTTCTTGTAATATTTGATCCCACCCTTTTAAATGTAAATAATCATCTTCAACAATATAAACAATATCCTCAGGATCTAATTGTTGTTGTTCTATAAATCGTAAACAAAACAATAAACTTTCAGCATCACTACCTCCAACAAACTCAATAACATTATCTTCAGAGTCAATCTGAAAATGATGTTGTTCTTTGGTACCATCTAATAATATGTAAAGATCAATATCTGCTTCTTTAATAGATCTATAACATTTTTCATATGAAAACCAATCAGGTCTTACATTTTGTTTCCTATTAACAGCACCATTCCAATGTCTTAAAAAAACTTTTATTCTACTCATGACAAATCCACCTATTATTTATTAATGTTTTTATTGGTGATAGATCTTTATCTATCGGTTTTCTTGGATATAAATGTAATGGAGTTTTTTCTAATTTCAAAGCTTCAATTACAAAAAAGATAGCAGTAGAAACAGTATGTATTTCATTTGCTTGTTCTAATACACCACACCAATCTAATAATGTAAACCCGTCAATATATTCCTGGCGGATTATTTTTAAATTAGATTGTGGTTTAATGTCTACTTTATAGTTATATTCAGGACCAGCAAAGTTATTATTAACAAATATAAACTTATCATTTGGGTTTATGTTAAGATATTGTTTTAATTGGGTTTCCTTTTCTGTATTTCTAGCAAAGTTTAATGTTCTCCATAATTCGGGATCTGCTTCTAATAACATATATTTAGCCTCCATACAATCTTCTGCTTGAGGAATTAAAGAATGAGCATGTTGGAAGGGTACATCCGTATACCCTTCATAATTTGAAGGATTAAATTCAGAAGACTTAACAAATGTTAGGTTATTTATTTTTACATAATCTTTTACCCAATAATAATGATCTACAACAGGCCAAACAATATGTTCAACATCTAATTGAGCAACTAAAGGAGATAAAAACAAAACATCACCTACTCCAAAAGGTTGATTAATTATTACTTTCATATATTTGAGTTAAATATTGTTTTACTTCATCGTTAAACAAATTAAAATCTAATTTAGTTGCACCATGTCCTCCACCGTGATGTAATACTTTAACTTTTTTATCATTTAGAATTAATTCATTATTTATTAAATTAATATCCATCCAACTATCCCAATGTGTATCGTTACCATACAAATTAGATATACCATAATAAACATTAGATTCTATAGGATCAATGATTTTTGTTTTCCAATCATTAGTCATAAGATTTAAAACTGTTTGTTCTTGGAATGGCATTTGATTTCCAAACTCAATATTATTCATCATCCATTGTTCAACAAATGCTTTACTAGTAATAGCAACCAACCCAGCATTAAGATACTTTTGAGTATCTAGACCTGGATTTGTAATTGGATTATCTTTGCCTGCTTTATTAAAGTCATTATTATTTCTAATTCCTATAATATCAAAATTTAAATTTGATTCATCTAATAATTCATCTAATTTTCCTACAATCATTGAATCAGCATCAAAATGAACTACCATATCATACTGATCTATTAGTTGATATGATACAAATGGATGTACTGTATTCCAATTCACATTTGGATGAATATTGAATAATTCATTTAGTTGTTGATCTCCAAAACAATAAAAATCAATATCCGGATGAAAATATTTTAATGATTGAGATAGTTTATGAGCCCCAACGGAGTAATACCAATCATCAGATACATGAGTACAAAAAGCGACCTTCATTATCGTTTTAAGTTTACATAGCAAGGTCCTTCATAATTAAATACCTCATCTAAAGTTAAAATAATATTATCCATTTCAGGCCAGTAAGACTTAATATTTTTAAATGAATTTACCATAATATCTTTATCTTCCTCAGCCCAATGGCTAAAACCATCATGTGAATAATCTTTATCCCTACCAGAACCTATTAACTTAATATTTAAATTTTCTTTATTTACGTAATTTCGTAATAATTCAAAAGGTCTATATAATAGAAAAGGAGTAATAGAATAAGCTATTGGTTTTTTACCCTCATAAGCAGCACCAACACACAACCCAATCATAAGTTGTTCTGATGCTCCACAATTAATGAAATTATTTGGGTAATTTGCTTTAATATTATCAAACATACCATAACCCAAATCTGCAGTAATTAGTAAAATAGAGGGATCTTGTTCTATTTTAGATTCTAAGTATTTAACAAATGTTCTTCTCATTGTTTATAACAATATAATACATCAACACTAATCAATTCAGTATTCCAACCAATATGATTAAAAATATCTTGATAATATTCTCTATGTTCCCCATATGATTTTCCATCAACATAATGAAATTCAATAAAGAATTTTTTAACATAATTATTTAATGTTTCAATATTTTCCTTAGATAAAAATTTAATTTCGGAACCTTCAATATCAATTTTAACAAAATCAACATGGTCTAAATTATACAAATCAATAACATCTTTTAATGTATATGTTTCAACTTGAATTTCAATACCTCCTTTTTCATTTACTAATGAATTCTCAGTAGAATCTGATAGTATGTAAAATGAAGTTGTTTCTCGTTTATCTGAGATAGCTCCTTGAAGTCTATGAATGTTTGGAATATCTTTTGTAAAGTACTCTAATATATTAAAATGACTTGGAGTTGGTTCTACAGAAATTATTTTGTCAGCATATGGAGAAAAATGCATTGATACTAATCCAATGTTTGCTCCTAAATCTATAATAATTTTATCGTCAGGTGTTACAAACTGATCATAGTAATTATTATTTGTCTGTTTCAAAATAGGTTCTGTGCAATTTTGAACATTATTAAAATGTGATTCAATGTGTGATGGAGAAATATCAAGATTTTTGATTTCACTATTTATTAATTTTAATTCTTTTATCATATATTTTTATTTTATTACAGTATAATGTGCCGCTAAGGGCGTTTCAAATTTAATAACCTCATTAACATCAGTATAATGAATATTTATACTTGGTAAAAAGGTTTTTAATCTACTAGTTAATTTTTCAGTATCAACTGGTTTGTATGCTGCCCATCCATTTAGGTTAGCATGAATTTCTATATTAGATAAGTTTTCATCGTCAATAAAACGCAATGTTTCCCAAATACTACCTTCTGCGCATTCACCATCAGATATTAAACAATATACGTTTATATTCGGATTAGATACAGCCATACCAGCTGCTATTGTTATACCTAAACCTAAACTACCTGTAGATACTTCTACAAATTGGTCTAAATCACGTTCGGGATGAATACCATAAGTTTCTAATAAATGTTCAGCATCTACTCCATAAAAGTGTTCTAATACAACATATAATGCTAAACCAGCATGTCCACTTGATAATACAAATTTATCTCCGGGTTTTTTCTTGTTATAAATTTCAAAAATAATAGGTAAAGCAGTAAAACAACTACCTAAATGAGATAGATTATGTTTAATACTAATTTCTAAAATTCTTTTATTTAAATTATCTATAGTATGTTTCATATAATTGTTGTAAGCCAGTTTCTAATGTGTATTTAGGGTTAAATTTATATCTTGATTTAGCATATGTTATATCAGCAACCCAATTTAAAGTATCATACTTATTAAAAGTATTTTCAATAAAAATAGGTTCTAATGTGTTGTTGAATAATTTTTTTATAATATTATATACTTCTAGGTTAGTATGTTGAATACCACTTCCTAAATGTATTATATCTCCTTTTATAATTTCTCTTTCAGCAACCATAACTGATAGTAATCCGTCTAAAAAATCATCAATATGAATAAAATCATGTACTCCCAAACTAATATTAGAAATTGTATTTGTTTTAAAATTTCTGAATAGAGTAGGGATTAATCTTGCTAATGGTTCATGTTCACCATACACACTAAAGGGGCGAACCGTTGCTATAGGTTTGTTAAATTCTCTAGCAAATCCTTGACATAACAATGTTCCTGCCCCTTTAGTTGCCTCATACATGGTTCTAGGTTTAAGTAATTCTCTTTCAGTCATAGGAACTGTAGTGTGACCATATTCTGAGGATGAACCTATGTTAATAAATGCTTTATAATTTATATTAGATGTTGTTTCTAATAACCAATTTAGCATTAAAACATTAGCTTCAAATGTATTGTAAGCATTTTTTATTTCAGCAGCACAATGAATAATATACTCAGGATTAAATTTAATGATTTGATTTTTAAGTGTAAAGTCTGATTTCCATTCTCGACCTATAACTTTTACATCTTCTCCCTTAAATCTTTTTAAAAGAGATTTACCAATAAACCCAGTATGTCCTGTTATTAATATTCTCATTTTTCAGCCATTACCATAAAGGCATTATTTAAATCTACTTGTGATGTGAATATAGTATTATAATTTTTATCTTCTAAGTAATCTTTAATAATTGTTGGAGTAAAGATATTTAAATGTTTTCTATTATTCCAAGGTCTCCAATATTCTTGAGAGTAATCAGGAAGATATAAAAATAATACTCCACCTGATTTTAACTTACTAGTCCAGTAATCTAACACATCTACCCAATCATATAAATGTTCTAAACAATGTGATGAAAAGATATAGTCTAAATTATCATATGGAAAATTTAAAGCATCATAATCATTAATTACCGGGTCAACGGGTAGTGATCCTGGATAGCTCCACTCTAGTCGATTGCAACCAACATCTACTCCTGTTCCTACACATACGTGTTTAGCGTAAGGTATAGCAAATTGTGCTGCATTACCCTGAGATTGAAATAAAGGGTATTTATTGTTTTTAGTGTATATAGTATTTATCATAATGTTTGGTAGTAAGCGTTTTGCTTTTCTTGTCTTTCGATTGTCTTAGGGTGAATCAAGGATAGAGCATCTACAGCAGGCAAGGTAGTGTATTGTTTAAACCCAATAATCTTTTCATGAACTCTATTCTCCCATTTAATCTCCGGACTGTTCCTATAGATCCTGCTTTGATAATCAGGCCAGTTTACTCTTCCGTTTTGTACTCTCCAGCCCCACTTTTGTATATGCTCTTCGGTGAGACCACTTACGGTATTAATCCTAGGAACATAATACAGATCAACTTCGGGGTTAGCTTCAAGTATTTGATGAAGAAGATCGATAAACTCTTCCGGTAAGTACTCGTCAGCATCTATTTGGAGTATGAAATCACCGGTGCAGTTTGCTGTTAATAAATTTTTCCAATCTGCAAAATGCCCTTCAAAGCGGTTGCTTAGCAATCGTCCTTCAACTCCTTTAATTGTATCTAAGTAAGTTAGTACTTCTTGAGTGCCTTTAACTTGATCGAATAAGATTACTATCTCATCTTCTTTATGTTTCTTGGAAATAAGAAGATCAACTAAACGTTTCACTTCCTCTAATTCATCACAGACAGTAACGGCATAACTAATTTTCATAATACTAATATAAGAACTAAGCTTGGAAAATGCCAATATATTCTAAAGCTTCCATAAAGTCTTTTTCGTCAAAGTACTTAGCTGTAGACATATCCATTCT